CCAGCACGCGATCCAATGGGCGCTGGTAAAGACGATATCGCTTGGAAACGTTTTGAACGGCGATCACGGTAGACACGCTCAATATAGCGCGACTTACCGGATCCTTTTGGCGCTGCGGCTCCCCTTGGAAAGTGGAAGCGCATACCCAATCAGGCACAACTGGTCCAGTGCAAAGAGCACCACCGATTCAAAACCTGCTCCCTGGGCTAGCCGGGCTTCCTTTTGCCAGGGTGTCGAAGAATCACTGATTCCCACCAGATGACTTCTTTGCGCCGGTGTGAAGCCGAATTGCTGGCCGGCGTTAATGCTCGTCTCACAAAGATTCAGATTGCGGGCGAAGGTGAAGCCGAAGCTCTCCGTCTTCAAGCAGGTGAGCGCGGCCGGCGTCCAGGCGTCGCGGGGATAGTTGACCGTCGCATTCCAGGCCGTGTCGTTCACATCGCAGGGATACAAAACTTCAAAGCGGCAATTCGGAACCGTGGAACGCACAAAAGACATGATCTGGTTGGTGAAGGCTCCAATCAGCGAGGGCAGAAACGCCGCCTCGTCGGCGGCGGTTGCCGGATCAATCGTATTGGTGGTGATCACTTGCAGCGGGCGGCCAGAGCGGGTTTGAAAGGTGCTGGCCGTGTAGGCGTCATAGTAGGGCATTCCCGAGTGAGCGCCGTCTGCAAAGTACCACCACTGCACTTCACCAAATTGCAGATAAGGCTGGCTGCCGGCCGCCACTTGAATCGCGGCCATATCCGCGTATACCTGTTGCCAGTACGACGTGCTCTGCGGCGAGAAATTCGTCTGGTAAGAAGGCGTGGTCAACAACACTGGATCCTGATTTGGATAACGCTGAACAATGCCTGTGGCCGGAGATGGATCTCCATTTCCCAGTTCCATGCTGAAGGAAGTAGTAACTTTCAGGCCAAAGCCGGTCAGAGCTCGATAGAAGCTGCTGCTCCAATCGCGTGCGGCCCGATTGAGCCGCGGAATGACGGTTAGGTCGGTGAGCCAAGGTGCATCTGTTCCGCCTGTAAAGGCGCTTCCCGATGTTTCAATTGTGAGATTGGTTGTAGAAGCGCTGGTACCCAAAGTGAGCGCGTTGCCGGCGGTTCCCAAGGCACGTGCGTATATCGTAAGTTGATTGCCGGAGGCCGATGCCCGAATACCCGTGTAGCCTCCATTAATCTGCAATGCGAACGCCAGAGCCAGCGTAGCCGCCGTATCTCCAATCAGGTTCAAATGGGAGATTGCGGTACCGCTAACCGATATTTCGGTAGTCAGATTCGGATCGGGCGTGCCCACAAAGGTGACGGTCGCACTGGCATAGGCGTGCCCAGGCTGAGTCAATTCATAGAACCAAAGAGCTCCCGCATAGTGGTTGACGCGTCCCAAAAACCCCAGCGCCTGGATCATCCAAGCGGTGCGCTCCGGCGCCAAGACCAGTGAATGCTCGGTATCCCAGTCCGTGGCCAGAGCCCGCCGGTTTTCGCTCGCAAATATCGGAAGCGTTGAGCTCGGAATCGCGATCTCGAGAAAATCGAAGTAGAAAGCGCCCGGCAACAGTTTAGACTGAGCGATCGCCACGGTATGCGTACCGGGCGCCAGAGTCCCCAGCGGTTTACGCACCAGCACGTCTTCTCCGGCCAGCGCAAGGTTGATGTTAGTAGCAGCTCCGCCATCCACGGAAACCGTAATCCCGCCACACGCCGCCGCCATTCGCGTTCCCAGATAAAGCGAGTGGTTCTGCGGGGAGTAGTAGGTGGTGCTTACGGTGGCGGATGAGTCAGTGGTGTACTGTATCGTCCCGCCGGAAAAGTTGCCTTGCGATGCTACCCATTGCCCGGAATATTGCAATTGCGTGGAGCCATCTTCAATTCGGCGACTTCCCGGGCCGGCCACCGCGTAGCCGCCGCCGGTGCCACTTACTGTCCAGCTCGACACGGTTACTACAAATTCGTTTCTCGCGAAGGCCCCCATCTGAAAGTCCGCCGCGTAGGTCCAGCGCATCTTGCGGATCGCGGTTGCCGGCACAGCGCCGAGTTCCGGATCCGTCAGGGACCCAAATGCGAGAGAAACACTCCACTGGGTCGGCGACGTTCCCCCAGTGAAAAGCCGATAGGGGGCGTCCCAAGTTTCCGTTGTCCCCTGCACATAGGTGTAGACGCCGGTGCGGTTAGCATTCGCTCCCACCGTTGAAGTGGTTGGATCCTTGCCGGGCCCGGTATAGGTCAGCGTGATGGTTGTGCCAGCTAGCGAGGCAATCGTTGTGGCCGAGAATGCGTTTACAGCGTTCGCCAGGTTCTGCAATGCAAAGACGAGCGAATCATCGTCGCGTAACTGGTATGTGTAGTGTTCGGTAAGAAAAGCGAACCCGACATAGTCGCCGGTAGTCGGTGATCCGTTCAACGTGAACTGCACCGTAGCGCACTGATAAGCTCCCTCGATCGGAGTCGCATGCTGTAAGAGATTCACTTTGTACACTTGCTCACCCGTTCCGGGGTCGGCCCAGATCCGCAAGCTGGGCCAATCCACCGTTGCGTACAATTCCGAATCGATAGGAATGCAGTTCGTGCGCGTTTCATCGTACGTGAGAGTCAATCCACTGAGATCGCCATCGGGCAGGTTCCGAAAGGCAGGGTGCTCGAAAACGTTATCGCGGGTCCACTCAATCACGGCCCAGTCAAATTGTTGCCGCCAGGAACCGGAGACCGTAAATCCACTAGGGCTGGTTGCGCTCAAGGCGGCTACGGCGGAAGGTTCAAAGAAATAGCACTGCAGGTCGCGGTCTGGCCGCAACTTGGTGAGAGTGTCTGGCATGTTAATCCTACAGTCGAATCGTTACCGTCAAGTCACTGCCAGGCAAAGTCCCGGTGGTGGAGGAAACCGACAGAATGTCCAATCCAATCTGCGCCTGCGCGAACAGCGGGCCCAGCGCAAATCCATCCACCACATTGCTGATGGTAGTGTTCACCGGGATAGTAAGAGAACAGTACGTTTGCCCATTTTGAGTTACTTGCAATGTGATCGCCGAATCAGTCGGCGCTTGCTGCACAACCGCATATACGTCGCGCACTGATCGGGTCGCGTCCATTAAGACAGGGGGTAAAGCGTCCGTTTCGATCGCCAGCATCCCTTCTATCTGAAAGGCGATCTGTCCGCCGGAGAGCGTACGCAAGCCAGCGCTTGTATTGGCCGTGTAGGCGTGTCTCTGAGCGTCGCTGTTGCCGCGTGCGTTGGTGACAAACAGATCGGCTGCGGCAATTCTCACGTCGGGAAGAGTGATTGAATAGACATAAGTCCCGCTCGCGGGACTACCGAAGAAACCAGCAACAAAAGGCATCACATATGTATTCTTGTTGAGCAGGTAGTAAGCAACTTGAGTGGCGTGAGCAGCCGCCGTCGTCCCGTATGCCCCACGCTGCACTGCGTAGGTTCCATCGGAATTCGTTCCGGTTATCTGAATCAGCTCGACTTCAATCTGCACCACGTCTCCTGGTTGCAATTCCTGCGTATCCAGTGCGAGATTTACTTCGGTAGCCGCAACTGCAGTGAAAAGGCTCGCCGCGCCGGGGCTATTCAGCTCATCCCAGTAGGTTAACGTTAACGTGCCGGCGCTGATCGACGTGGTATTCTGCAGGCTTGTAAATCCCACCCCGGTAATGTCCACAGTGCCCTGCCCGGTTACGTTTAGCCCGAAGGTTGGGATGCCCGGCACGTCCAAGTCGCCGCCTTGGCCAGCCGACCCTCCAATGGTCCAGAGCGTGAGCGGACTAAGGTCCGCCGAGCACTCTTGGTTTAAGACGTTCGCCGCCCTGCCGGAGATCTGTATGGTCAAACCTACTTGGTTCGGCACGGAGAAGGTCACCGGAGACGTACTCGAGGAGGCGCCCAATACCCACGTGCCGTCGACGATCAGGAACTTACTGGTGTTGTCGGGTTGGATACTCCATGCTGTCGTGGTCGTCAGGGTGGTGGCCGTGTTCGACAAAACTGGTCTTTCTTGTTGTCCGCCCGTCCCTGTGGTGATGCGGACGATCTTGCCGGTATACGCATTGATCGGCATGTTCAATGTTGCGTTCCCAATCGTATTCGTCGAAAACACCGTGGCAGTTTCTTCGGGCTGTAACTCAGAGCGCCAGTAGAAATTTGCGTGATCAAAGTTGAAGTCCGGAGGTCCGATCAACTGTGGCGTAGCGCCGCTATCAGTGAAAGTGCCGGCAATTGCTTGGTCCTCTGCGATTTGTAGAAGCTGCGACGGGTTTGCACCTCTGTATACGTTGAAGGCTTGCGTAGTAGCGCTGAAACTCAGGCTTTCGAGAGCAACTTGGTTGGTGTTCGTCACACCGGGAATGCTTGCTCTCACTACAAACGAAAGCGGCGTTTCCGATCCGTTAGGCGCGACTCCGGTCACGGCATAATATAGGTTCTGCCCTCCCGCCAGTGTTCCCCCGGTTTGACTGACGAGCGCATTCAAGCCGACCAATGGAGTCCGACTCTGCCCCAGCCCAGGCACATTTGGAGTAATGAAGCTAATCTGCAGGTAGACGGACTCCGTCCCATCCGCGGCAGTCTGCGCAGTCTCTACCACTCCGAATTGATCCACTCCCGTCCCGTCGAGAACCGTTCCCACTAAAGGCCGCGGCAAGCCAACCTCCGAGCCCGGTTGCATCCCTAATCCCGCTGTTGCATTGGAGCCGTCGACATACCAATTGTCGTCGTGAATTTGGGCTGTAATTGTTACTGTTCGAAAGTTGGCCCCTGGTGAAATCTTCGTAATCCGAAATGGCTGGCGGCTAAATCCCTCCCGCCTATAAGTGATGGTAATCAAATCGCCTGGTTTCAGTCCTGCTCCGCGTACACTGGTGCCACAATCGACATAGGTATTGCCGTACACAGACTTAGCCAGAATCAGCGACATCGCTCGCGTAGCTTGGCTGAAGTTCGGCAGACCCAACGCAGGCAGACTGGCGGTAACCTCCTGGCCGGTGTTCAACTCATCATCCGCGTTCACCAGCGCCAGGCTGTCCTGTTGAAAGTCGTTGAACTGGTCCTGAAACTCAACAGTATACTGATTTGGAGTGTCGGCAGAACTGCGGGAATAGACCCGAAACGAAGGCTGGCCTTTTCCGGTTCTTAGGATGCCCGAGAACTCATTATCGCCGAATTCGTACGCCGGCCAGCCGCCGTTCAGAGGCACTTGGCTGTTTGACCCTGGTGGTAATGTCGGTTGCTGGTTGGCAAGTGTGTCCTCTACTCGAAGTTCCAGTAGACCAGAGTCGTCAAACACCAGATAGAGAAGGGATCCATTTCGAATTCCACGCACCACGTCCGCTGCGCTCCGCCGGCCATCGAGAATCAGATTGCATTGATAGCGGGGCACCGTGGTCGCGTTCCCATTCAGATCCGTGGTGGGAATCAGAGCGTCGCAATATGGCGCCGCTGCCGCGAAACTCGCCAGGCTGATTTGATCGCGGTCCCACCCGCTTCTTAGCAGTACGTCCAGTAGAACCCAGGCGGAGTTATTCGTAAAGCTGCTTTCAACAAAGGCCCCGGTGGAATCATAGACGTCCACCTTCAGTCCTTCAACCAATACGTCCACCGATGGCAGCGTCTGTCCATTGGAGATTTGATTCGGCACGACCACGGACAACACTGCGATGCTGCCGTAGGGGTCGCCCAGCGGTCTACCTGAGGAATCGGTGAAGTCCGGATTAAAGCTGCCGCTCCTGGTCCCGGGAGTCAGTACGCTGTACCAGCCGGTAGCCGTCATGTTTGTGTTAGCCGCGGCTAAGGGAATCTCGATATCATTTACTAGTACCTGAATAACCTCGTTGATCTCCCCGGCGCCCAGTAACACCTCCATATGGGTGAGGTTGCCATCGTTGCGCGCAAAGATAACCGGCGCCTTGTAGCGGCCCGTTCCGTAGACCAACGGAACAAAGTCGTTGTACTGTGCCTGGTTCTCGACGGCAGCCGAAAACTGCGACCCTTTCTCTCCATAACCCCGCACCAGGATCGACGGAGGGAGAAACTCAACACCGCCAAATCGCCTGCTGGTGTTTCCGCTGGAATCCGTGCTGAACATGCCCCGTTGCACACACTGCGATCGAGAGTAGTCGCAACTCGTAAACGCAGATCCGCTGTTCAGATTGCCAACGCCGCCGGTCTGATCGGCGGAATAACCACAGTTGTAGAAGGGAGACCAATGCCCCTTGACTCCACCGTTGAGTGCCTCGGCGCGTTGGGACGAGGTTGCGGGGAATGTCCACGGACAACGTTTTTGGACGCGGGTTTCAGGCAGATAAATCCGCTGCAGGGTTAGCCGGCTGGCAAAGCTCAGTTTTAGCGTGGACTCAGTAGATTCGTCAGGTGCATTGGCGGTTCCACGGAACACTACGGCCGCGTCGCAAAGTGGCGTTCCGGCCATCAAGTCAAAGAACAGAAACCGAATCGTTAGTTGCGAACCTTTCCAGCCTACGTTGCGTTCCACCGCGGAAAGGAGCGCGTCGGCATTTGCCAGAGTAAGCGAGATCTTAGAGACTCCGTCGGTTGCTTCGTCGGATGACGAGCGGAGATCAAACAGCGTATGTCCAAGAATCCGGGCGGCGTATGTAATCCCGTGATAAGTTACCCTGTGTGTGCTCCAGCTCTGCACGTCTCCTGACGGCAGAATGCAATCGCATAAGAATAACGGTGTCCCCGGCGTTTCCAGAGCTTTTAGATCGTTTATGGTTGTCATGGCAAGTTATGTACGGATTAGGTTCGTCACTATCGAGAACCGGGTGCTATAGAAATCAGGAGCATCGACAGAACCGGGCAGCGCGTCTTGAGCAAATCGGCTAAGAGGGTAGACTCCGCCTTGCCCGCTGGTCTTTTTGTAAGCGCCAGCCGCCGGTTGAGCCTCCACTTGCATCCCATAAATATCCAACGCAACTCCAGCCGGAGCTAATAGCCCAAAAGTAACTCCGTCCGTTGGGCTGGAAAGAGCCACGCTGAATACGTATCGGGTCCATTGGCTCCCAATCAGGTTCGACTGATCGTGTTCCACGTTGTTGGCGACGCAGCGCAGAGTGACCGCGCAGGCCTGGCTGCAGCGGAGATACACAGAGAAGCAATAGCGATACGAACCCGGCGCGGGAATTTGTTGTACAACGCCTTGCGCAGTTTGGGCGGTATTTGTCACGCGCGATGCCGCGGTTCCTTGCAACGGATCGGCGATCCCGGGTGTCAGTTGGAACAATGGATCCTTGACCCAGACCGTCTGTGACAAGTCCTCACTCCACGACAGCAGGTTCGCCGTGGGATCCGTGAATGTAAATGTCTTGAGTTGTCCCTGTTGAGAAGTGAAGAACGCCAAGAGCGCGTTCCACTCGCTTTGCGAGAGTCCCGAATAGCTGAGGTCCCACCGGATCTGGTAGACCGAATCCGCCAGACGAATCGTTGAGCCGTCTTCCAGCGAGTTGGTCACGGTTCTCGTGACAATTGCGCGGGCCAGCGGGTATTGGCTCAACGCCCCGGTGGAGAGTTGTGGAAAGCTGCTCATCGTCAACTCCGGTTCTCACGTATCGTGAGGGTTGTTTTGCCCCGGTCGCCGGCCAACACATTCATCGAGAACGCGTCTTCCTGGAAGGAACAATCCGGATAGACCGTGCCCGTGGCCGGATCGGTAAATGTAAACGAGCCAGCGGGCCCCGTCATGTCGGAGAAGAACTCGGCCAGGCGGGACATTTCGTCCTCATCCAATAGATCGAGTTGCACGGTCCACGTGCGCAAGGGAGCCGCGTAACCAGGGAAACGCTGCTCGCTGCCATCGACAAACTGAAGCACCTGACTGCAAAAGCTAGCCTGGGACTTTGCCGGATACTGAGTGACGGCGCTTGTATTCAAGATGGGGAAAGTGTTCATAGGCTTGCTATCACGTCGTTCAGATTACTGGAGTTGAGAAGAGCCTGGCGAACGGCTTGCGCGATGTCTTCGCTATGGTCCAGAAACGACTTACTATCCATCGCGTTTACTTGAATGTTGACAGGCTGAGTACCACCGCTTGCGGGGGCACTCCCGCCAATAGAGCCGCTAAGATTGACGCTTGGTGGCGCCACATAGGGAATCTGCGGGACGATTGTCTGAGACTGCGAGCCCACGCCGAATAAGCTGAGGAGACCACTTAAGAGTGGCGAGAGTTCGCTTCCGCCGCCCAGAAAACTGCTCACGGCGCTGCCCGCGCTGCTGAGGGCCGACGGTTTCTGCGAGACCGCGGACGTGTTCTCTGTCAACGCGCGTGTGTTGTCGAGCAATCCGTTGACAGTCGCTTGTTGTGCGTTGGTTGTCTGACCGAGCGTTGAAGCCAGTTGCTGAATTCCCTGCACCACATCGGCATTCCCACCTCCCGCGAG